TGCTAACGGTTGGTTGCAGACGCAATGTCAAGCCTGAGTTGGCCGAAGCAAAGGGCAAAAGACTATTGATTGCCGCAGAACTTGAGGAAGGGATGCGCCTTAATACATCAAATGTAAAACAGCTTTGCTCCACGGATGAAATCTATGCAGAGAAGAAATATAAGGACCCTTTTAGTTATATTCCCACCCATACTTTGGTGCTTTATACCAATCACCTGCCACGGGTGGGGGCAATTGATGCCGGTACTTGGCGCCGGCTGATAGTTATTCCTTTTGATGCCAAGATTGAAGGCAGTACAGATATAAAAAACTATGCTGATTTTCTTTATGAAAAGGCAGGCAGTGCCATTTTGGCGTGGGTTATAGAAGGAGCACAGATGGCGATTACCTCAGAGTACAAAATCAGTAACCCAGCAAGGGTGGATAATGCTATTAAAACTTATAGAGAAAATAATGACTGGCTCGGTCATTTTCTAAGTGAATGCTGCGAGGTCGGTGATGGTCATATGGCTAAATCCGGTGAAACGTATAACAACTATCGGAGTTATTGTATGCAGTCAGGAGAGTTTATACGCAGCGCGGCAGATTTTTATATGGCACTGGACTCTAACGGTTTTGAGCGCAAAAAGACTAAAAAAGGAATCGTGATTCGTGGTTTAAGTCTGAAATCGGAGTTCTTGGGTGCAGGGCAGTAAAACCGCCGAAACGCAGTCTGGCAGAGCGTTTGAATGGTGTGGGTGCAGGCAGGGGCAGGGTATTCCCATAACTATATATATAGATATATTTTTATCTCTTATACATAGTTCTATATAGACCCTTCACCTCACTGCACCTTTTTAAAAATAGATCTTGATGGAGGGCATAATAATGCGTGAAATAGAGATAGAAGAGTACCTTGTGAAAGAAGCAAAAAAAAGGCACGGACTTTGTTTAAAGTTCATATGTCCTAGCATGGACGGAGTGCCAGATAGAATATTACTTTTGCCGGGAGGGAAAATTGCATTTGTTGAATTAAAGGCACCGGGTAAAAAGCCGAGAGCTTTACAAATAAAAAGAATGAAACAAATAGCGAAGTTAGGTTTTAAGTGCTTAGTGGTAGATAGCAAAGAACTTGCACAAACCACGCTTGACGAGATTGGAGGTGATGCCTTGTGAAGTTCATACCGCACAAATATCAAAAGTATGCCGTTCAACATATTTTAGAGCATAAAGCTGCTGCTTTGTTTTTGGATATGGGCTTAGGTTAGGAAAAACGGCTATTACTTTAACGGCTATCTCAGAACTGATGTATGACCGGTTTGAAGTAGAAAAGGTGCTTGTTATAGCGCCGCTTAGGGTAGCTAGAGATACTTGGCCGGCAGAAATAAAAAAATGGAAGCAACTACGAAACCTTAGATATTCTGTAGTAATGGGTAGCGAAGCTGAAAGGTTGCGTGCTTTGAAGGTTGAAGCAGATATTTATCTTATCAACCGCGAAAATGTAGACTGGCTTATAAATAAAAGCGGTATATACTTTGATTTTGACATGGTGGTTATCGATGAACTTTCCAGCTTTAAGGCTGCAAGCAGTAAAAGATTTAAAAGTTTTTTAAAAATAAGACCTAGGGTCAAAAGAATTGTAGGTCTTACTGGGACTCCTAGTTCTAATGGTCTTATGGACCTGTGGGCAGAGTTTAGGCTGCTTGACTTAGGGCAGAGATTGGGAAGGTACATTACAGGTTTTAGAAACACCTTCTTCGTGCCGGATAAACGCAATCAACAGAGCATATTCTCCTACAAACCTAAAGAAGGAGTTGAAAAAGATATTTATAAGCTTATCGCTGATATCACCATTTCCATGAAATCGGAGGATTATCTAGATATGCCAAAATGCCTAATGAATAAAGTAGTTGTAACACTCTCTGACAAAGAGCGTGAAATGTATGACAAGCTTAAAGCGGAGATGGTGCTGGCCATAGGAGAAACTGAAATAGATGCTGTGAATGCCGCAGCACTTTCTAATAAGCTTTTACAAATGGCTAATGGTGCAGTTTATGATGAAAACGGTAAACCAATAGTAATTCATGATCGTAAGCTGGATGCCTTGGAGGATTTACTTGAAGGTGCTAATGGCAAACCGGTTTTAATTGCCTATTGGTTTAAACATGACCTAGAGAGAATTAAAAAACGTTTTAAGGTTCGTGAACTAAAAGAGAGCAAGGATATAGATGATTGGAACGAAGAAAAAATACCTGTTGCGGTTATCCACCCAGCATCAGCCGGTCATGGTTTAAACTTGCAGGCAGGCGGCTCAACGCTCATCTGGTTTGGTTTAACCTGGAGTCTAGAATTGTATCAACAAACCAATGCTAGGCTGTGCAGGCAAGGTCAGAAACGTAGCGTTATAATTCACCATATTGTCTGTAAGGACACGATTGATAATAACGTGACACTTGCCTTGGAGTGCAAGGAAAAGACGCAGGAGGAGCTAATAAAAGCTGTTAAAGCTAACTTGGAGGTGAGGCATTGTGCTAAGAGCGTATGAAAAACTAGCCAATGAAATAGTTTTGCAAGCGGTAAAGGATTATCGAAACGCAAATAAAAAGCTTGCAAGAGGCAGAAATAACTCTGAGGCTAAGGCTTTGAAGAAGGAGTGTTTAAGATTTTTTCATTCCGATTGGTTTGGAATTTTGACAGAGCTTAATGCTGAATTTTTAATTAGCGAACTAGATGAGGAGGTTAATCGTGTTAGTTAAAGAATATTTACGACAAGCCTACTTTTTAGATCAGAGAATAAAGGCTGATATGATGGAATGTGAAGAGCTGCGAAAAATGGCTGAGAGTATTTCAAGTCCAGGCTTCGAGGAGCATTATAATGCCAGTCGGAATACCGATGCCCCTTATAATCATACCCTTGAAAAGCTGTGGAAGATGGAAGAACGAGTAATGGTTGAATTGGCACAGATGGTTAATTTAAAGAATCAAATACAGGAACTGGTTAGGCAAGTGGACAAGCCTGAGGAGCAGACTGTTTTAAGGTACAGATACATCCACAACTATACCTGGCCAAGGATTGGAGAACTTCTTAATGCTGACCCGGTTACTGTACAAAGGTGGCATAACAAGGCGATAAGTAAAATAAAGCTGCCGGAAAATGCGATAAATTTAAAAGTTGCAATGGTTTGCAATGGTTTGCAATGGTCGTAGTTGTGATATAGTATAATCAGCAAAGAAAAATAGAACGAGAGCCTTGTTGGTCACGATACCAACAGGGCTTTTATTATGCCTAAATTTAAGGAGAAAGCAATGCCTAGAAAGCCTAAAAGACCATGTTCTTTTCCAGGCTGTCCAAAGCTTACTGAGGGCAGGTTTTGCGAAGAACATGAAAAAGAAGAAAATAAACGCTACGAAAGATACGACAGAAACCCTGCAACCAAGCGTAGGTACGGCAGAGCGTGGAAAAGAATCCGTGACAGCTATGCTGCGGAGCATCCAGTGTGTGAGCAGTGCATGGCTGTTGGAAGGTATGTTAAGACCGCAGAGATTCATCACAAGCTGCCATTAGCTGAAGGCGGTACGCATGACCGAAGAAACCTTATTGCTTTATGCAAAGAGTGCCATGCAAGGATTCATGCAGAGCGTGGAGATAGATGGCATAAAAAAAGAGCCGCTCGGTATGACGAGCGACTCTGATTTGTTCCATTAGTTGATAGGGATGATGCCTCGAGTGTTCTTCTCAAAGGACCATTGGACTTGCCAAGTGCTGCCATCAATTTGGTCTAGGAGAATAAAATTATACATATTTTGGGTGGGGTGAAGAGAAAAGCGTCCTACAGTTTTTCCGTTGTCTGAGGACAAATCAACCTGGTTTAGTGGAACGACAACCCGGGGAGCATCGTCCGTGACGGAGAACTGCACTTGCCAGATTTTTCCATTTCGGGTGTCTAGTTTTAACAAGTTATAGATATTCTGTGTGCTATAAATCTCAAATACCTTACCGGTATTTTGAGAGTATAAAGTTGATGCATTGTTCATGCAGGATGTGTTTGCAAATGCTAACAAAAGAAGCAATACGGTTATTGCAACGAGTGAGAGGAGCCTGCTTTGTCTTTTTACCATAAGCTTATTCCTTTCTAACAGAAGCAATGTTTGCAAATCATTGAGTATCCATGAGTACTTAAAAGGTAAATAAAAACACCTTAAATAATGGGAAGTACTAGTCGTTTATCCGCGTCAAAGGACCATTGAATTTGCCAAGTTTTGCCATTAATTTGGTCTAAGAGAATAAAAGTATACATATTTTGAGTGGGATGAAGAGCGAATCTTCCAGTAGTACTATCATTGTCTGGGGATAAGTTAACGCTATTTAAAATAGTGGTAAACCTTGATTCATCTTTATTTGAAAATTGCACTTGCCACATCTTCCCACTACGTGTGTCGAGCTCAATAAAGTTATACATATTAGCAGTGCTATATAACTTAAAGTTTGAGGTAGAAGATTCTTCTGCAAAAGATATGTTTGCAAAGGAAAATAAAAGCAAGAAAAACATTATTGTGAAGGTGGTTCGTTTAAAAGTTTTTTTAAACATGGTG